CGAAGCACCACCACCTCCAACTATTGAAATAGAGCAAGTAGAATACCAACTATTAGAAGAAGCGAAGAACGAACCAGACCCACCATTATCCGAAGAAGATAAACCAAAAAATGACGTTCCACCTCAACCAAACTATAAAACTAATGTTAAAGTACCAAATGAATTGGTTGCGGCTATGATAAAATATAAAATTTGTACTACTAACATAGAAAGAGCACACTTTTTGGCACAATGTGAACATGAATCGGGTGGATTTAGATACAAACAAGAAATATGGGGACCAACAGCTGCTCAATCAGGATATGAAGGTAGGGATGATTTAGGAAATGTGCAAAAAGGAGACGGTTATAAGTTTAGAGGTAGAGGATATATTCAATTAACAGGTAGAGCAAATTATAGAAAGTTTGGACCTGTTGCTGGTGCTGATTTTGAAGGGAATCCAGATAGTGTTGCAACGCAATATTTTGCAGATACTGCATGTATGTTTTGGAAAACTAATAACTTAGTATCCCGTTGTAAGGATAGTACTACAACGAGTATTAAATTAGTTACTAAAAAAATAAATGGTGGATATAATGGATTAGATGATAGAATAAAAAAATTCACAAAATATTGGACAGAATTACAAAAAGACCCTACACTTTGGAGTTAATTATTAAAATAATCAATTCAAATATTTATAAACATAACAAATAATAAAGTATGAATACGGACAAACTATTAAAAGCCATTCAGATTCTTATTAAAGAGGAGCTTAAAGAGCAATTACCTGCATTAATTAAGGAAACTGTGAGAGCTGAAGTAAAAAAATTAATAGCAGAAGGAAAACAACCTGCTAAATCACAACCAATCGGATTATCAATGGCTAAAGCTATTTTAGAAGATGATGTTGTTATGGAATCAGTTAAAGAAAAAGTAGAACAAAAGAAATTTAGTAAAAACCCAATGATTAACCAAATCCTTAATGAAACACGTGGTGGAATACCACAAGGAGATGGTGGATTTAGAACAATGAGTTTTGGACAAGGTGATATGGGTTCAATTGTAGGTAAAACTGCGTTGACTGAAAAGATGGGGTATGGTGATATGGCTAAAGGACCTCAACCAACTGGATTAGGAGTAAATACTGGAGTTGCTGAGATAGATAAAGCATTGAATAGAGATTATTCGGAGCTTGTAAAAAGATTTAAAAAATAAAAATGGCAGTAATACTTGGTAAAAAGTTAGTAATCGATTCAAAGCAGTTTGAAGACTATGCAATAGGTATAACATTACCTATTCAAATAGGAAACACTGCTTTTAATCAAAGTTTTAAAACTGCTGACCAGGTTAAAAGTAATATTAAAAATTTATTACTTACAAAAAGATTTGAAAGGTTGATGCAGCCTGAATTTGGGAGTGGTATGCAAGAATTATTATTTAATATGAATGATGAAATGTTTGCTGATAACTTAGAAAATACTATTGTTGATACGCTTTCTAAATGGCTACCATATGTAAACGTAGAAACTATTAATATTCAGCAACCAAACGAATTTAAAGATAATAATAAGGTTGAGGTATCAGTTTCATTTAGAGTATCAGATACACAGATATTGGATACGGTAACTTTTAATGTACAAACATAATGGCTATAACAACAATAAATAAGAATTTTAAAAATAAAGGAAAGGATATAAAATATCTTAATAAAGATTTTGCAGCATTTAGAGCAAATCTTATTGATTTTACAAAAAATTATTTTCCAAAAACATATGGTGATTTTAATGAATCATCTCCTGGTATGCTTTTCATTGAAATGGCATCATATGTAGGTGATGTTTTAGCGTATTATACTGATGATACATTAAAAGAATCTTTAATGCCATACGCGGAAGATATTCAAAGTATCATAGCTCTTGCACAATATTTGGGTTATAAACCAAAAGTAACATCTCCGGCAGTAACAACATTATCAGTTTATCAATTAGTACCATCTATTGGGATTGGTGTTAGTAATAGACCAGATGATACTTTTTACTTAAAAGTAAGAGAAGGAATGGTTGTGGCAAACAAAGCGGGTAACGTTCAATTTATAACAACTGATATGGTAGATTTTTCAAATGAAATTGATAGAGAGACGACCATATACCAAAGAGACGTACTTACGGGTGAGCCTACATTTTATTTAATAAAAAAATATGTACAAGCAATATCAGCCGTAAGGAATCAAAAAGAAGTAACCTTTGGAAGTTATGAGAATTTTAGAACAATTGATTTACCGGAAACAAATGTAATTGAAATATACGATTGTAGAGATTCTAATAATAACAAATGGTATGAAGTACCGTATTTAGGACAAGAAATGATATTCATTGATTACCCAAATACTGAAGCTAACGATTCAGACCTATATCAGTTTAAATCAACGGTACCATATGTTTTAAAAACAATAAAAACACCAAAAAGATTTACAACTAGAATAAATCAAGATAGTACAATTACAATTGAATTTGGTGCAGGAGACCCAACAGCATCCGATGAACAATTAATTCCAAATCTTAAAAACGTAGGACTGGGATTACCAAATTCTATTAAAAGATTAGATGAATCATTTGACCCAACTAATTTTTTAAAAACAAAAACGTATGGTACTTCTCCATCTAATACAACAATAACTGTAAAATATTATACAGGTGGAGGTATTAGTTCAAACGTTGCAGCGGGGGAATTAACAAGAATTAATGGGGTTGAATTTGAAGAAAGTTTAAGTTCTTTTACAAGAGCCCAACTTTCACTTTATAATTCTGCAAAAAATTCATTAGCAGTTGATAATGACATACCCGCAGTTGGTGGTAGAGGGGGTGAAACTTTAGAAGAAATTAGACAAAATGCATTAGCAAATTTTGGAGCTCAAAATAGAGCAGTAACTGCAAAAGATTATCAAATCCGTGTACTATCAATGCCATCGAAATATGGAGCTATCGCAAAAGCATATGCTGTTGCCGATGGAACATTGGATAATAATTCACCTTCATCTATATTAGCATCACCAAATAATTTACAAGAATTTACTGATTTAGTATTAGATTTTGTAAACAAACCAGATGATTTAGAACCAACTGAGCAAGACATAAAACAACAAATTACTAACTTTTTAATTGGTAAAACTTCAAACGAAAATGAAAAAAACAATCCGTTTGCTATTAACTTGTATTTATTAGGGTATGATATAAATGGTAATTTGACAAATTTAAATAGAGCTGTAAAAGAAAATCTTAAAACATATATTAACGAATACCGAATGTTAACGGATGGCATAAATATGAATGATGGGTTTGTAATTAATATTGGTTTGGAATTTGAAATTATAACATATCCAAATTATAATAAAAATGAAATATTAACAAAATGTATAAACGAAGTAAAAGATTTCTTTAGTATAGACAATTGGCAGTTTAATCAAACTATTAATTTAAATGAAATTGAATTGTTACTGGCAAATGTAGAAGGGGTTTCATCTGTTCCATCTGTGAAAGTTACAAATAAGTGTGGTGGTAGATATTCACCAAATTCGTATAATATCGAAGCGGCAACTAAAGATAAAATTGTATATCCATCATTAGACCCTTCAGTTTTTGAAATTAAGTTTCCTAGTGGGGACATAAAAGGCAGAGTAAGATAATGGCATACTATTTATTAACAGCATCAAAAGATGCAACGGTCTATCTTCAACAACCAAACCAAAATACAGGTTTGGATGAGATATTAGAAATAAGCAAATTATATTATGGTAATGTAAAAGATATATCTCATGCATTGCTAAAATTTGAATTAGGCTACATATCCGCATCGATATCCAATGGTACAATACAATTGGATAATGCAACACTTATTTTAAAAGAAACCAAAACCGAAGAAATTCCTTTGGAATATACAATTTTTGCAAATGCAATTTCTGGAAGTTGGGAAATGGGAATTGGTACTAGATTCGATAATATATCAACACAGGGTGTAACTTGGAATTATAGAGAAGGGGATTCTAAATTGGATTGGTTAGAAAATAATTTTAATTCATTTACATCGGCAAGTCAAAATAATGGTGGTGGCGGTACT